GCCATAAAAAGAAATTGGGCTTCCCGTGGGAAGCCCTTTCTTTTTTTAGTTCGGCTGTATGTAGGGTACAGCTCGATGAATTCTTTAGCGGCAGCCATAGTGACAGATTCGATAAGTAAATCCTATTCTGTTCTAAGGATTGCTGCCGGAAAAGTTGCAGGTATGTGACGTACACCTCAATACCTTAGTAACGGAAGCGGTTATTACGCTGATAAGTGGGCAGTTTTGGTGATTTAATCGCCCGTATCGCCCATACCACCGCAATCGCCAGAAGTAACCACGGCAAGAGTTTAATCGTCAGGGCAAATAAACCGCCAACAAACATCACCACCGTGGCCACGACGAGCGCGGCCAGGATACCGAGCAGCGATACGCCCGTGACCATCAGCATGATAAAGAAGCCAATCACAAAAAGTAGTTCCAGCATGGTGCTCTCCCACGAGTTCCCGAATGATGCTGCGATCGTTACAAGAAACATGCCAAAAATAAGTCTTTGTTCTGAAAGCAAAACGCCCCGCAATGTGTTGCAGGGCGTGGCGTATTTGACCATCTTTTAGCGAAATTTAACGTTTATCCGCAACCAGACGCAGCGCGTGTTCCAGGACCTCAATATCCGCACCGGCCTTATGCGCGTTCTCGCTGAGATAACGACGCCACTGGCGCGCGCCAGGAATGCCCTGGAACAGGCCAAGCATATGGCGGGTAATGTGGCCCAGATACGTACCATGACTCAGCTCGCGCTCAATGTACGGATACATGGCGCGCACTACTGCCACGGGATCGGTGTCAGCACCGTCAACGCCAAAGATTTCCCGGTCAACCGTCGCCAGAATGCCCGGATTCTGATACGCCTCGCGTCCGACCATCACGCCATCCATATGTTCGAGATGCGCTTTGGCCTCGTCCAGCGACGGAATACCGCCGTTGATCGACATGGTCAGGTGCGGGAAGTCGCGTTTTAGCTGGTACACGCGCGGGTAGTCCAGCGGCGGGATCTCGCGGTTTTCTTTCGGGCTGAGGCCAGAGAGCCAGGCTTTACGGGCGTGGATGATAAACATCTCGCATTCACCCTTCCCTGATACGGTGTTGATGAAATCACACAGGAACTCGTAGCTGTCCTGGTCGTCTATGCCGATACGAGTTTTGACCGTGACCGGGATAGAGACGACGTCGCGCATCGCTTTGATACAGTCCGCCACCAGATGTGCATTACCCATCAGACACGCGCCGAACATACCGTTTTGCACACGGTCGGACGGGCAACCGACGTTGAGGTTAATCTCGTCATAGCCGCGTTCTTCAGCCAGCTTCGCGCACTGCGCCAGCGCAGCCGGATCGCTGCCACCCAGTTGCAGCGCAACCGGATGCTCCTCTTCGCTGTACGCCAGATAATCGCCCTTGCCGTGAATAATTGCGCCGGTAGTGACCATTTCGGTGTACAGCAGCGTATGGCGGGAGAGCTGACGCAGGAAATAGCGGCAGTGTCTGTCCGTCCAGTCGAGCATAGGAGCCACGCTAAACCGACCACTCCAGTGAATGCCATAATTATCAGATGCCGCGCTGGTTTGGTTGGTTTTTATCATTTCAAGATTACCGTGCATTTTTTGACATTTACGTATATTTTTCTCTCATTGGGTCCCCACTCAGGCTCCCATGCGCATGGGAACCTGTCATAACGAGATGAGCGAATGGCCTATTATAACATAGAGAAACGACTTAAAGCCGACGGCACTCCCCGCTATCGTTGCACCGTCCTGATCAAAGAAAAAGGCGTTGTTACACACAGAGAGAGCAAAACATTTCCAAAGCAGGCGCACGCAAAAACCTGGGGAAATCAGCGCGTGCAGGAACTGGATCTTCACGGGCTCCCATCATCCGACGACGCAACAGGAATCACCGTTCGTGATCTGCTGCAAAAATACATCAACGATCCAAACGCTGGTGGCAAATCCGGGAGAACAAAAAGCTACGTCCTGAATATGCTCGTCGACTGTGATATAGCAGCCATCCCCTTGCTCTCACTGACCGCAAATGATGTGATAGAGCATTGCCGACTGCGGAATAATGCAGGAGCGGGCCCGGCGACCGTGAGTCATGATGTCAGCTACCTTGGAAGCGTGCTAGATTGTGCAAAGCCTGTGTATGGCATTAACTATACCAGCAACCCGGCAAAAGAGGCCCGCCCTCACCTTCTCAAACTTGGGCTGATTGGGAAATCAAATCGCCGTAGTCGCCGGCCAGCATCTGAAGAACTGGACATGCTGATCGAAGGATTAAAGCAACGTTCAGAACACAGAGTCTCAAAAATCCCGTTTGTAGACATTCTGATGTTTTCAGTTTTATCGTGCATGCGTATTGGCGAAGTTTGCCGCCTACGGTGGGATGATATCGACGAAAAGCAAAAATCTGTGCTTGTGAGGGACAGGAAGGATCCACGGAAGAAGGAAGGCAATCATATGAATGTCGCTTTGCTCGGAGAGGCGTGGGATATCGTTCAGCGGCAACCGCGCAAATCAGAGCTGATCTTCCCCTACATTAGCGGCTCAGTAACTGCTGGTTTTCAGAGGGTAAGGAGCGCGCTTGGAATCGAGGATCTGCGTTATCACGATATGAGGCGGGAAGGTGCGAGCCGACTTTTTGAAGCCGGATTCAGTATTGAGGAAGTTGCCCAAGTGACGGGGCATAGATCATTGAATGTTCTGTGGCAGGTTTATACAGAGCTATTCCCTAAATCGCTGCACGCTAGACTTGAACAACTACAGAAATCCAGAAGCAGCGACTAAACGAAATGCTGCGCTGCGGGTTCAACTCCGACCAGCCCACCAATCATGATTGGACTTTGCAAGGATAGCATCAGTAAAAACAGTAAGTTAGCAGTCTCGCCAAGGTACCGGCCATACGGTGATGAGGCAAAAAAGATACGTAAAGGAGCCGTAGCTCCTGAGCGATTAAAAATGCCCGCTTAAGCGGGCTTTTTTATATGTTTGAGCCTCTCGATCTTGCTTCAACATTTTTCTGGTAGATTGCGATGGCTTCATCCACCAGCGCTAATGGATACATAGTGTTTACTCCGATCCCTGACGGGCATTTAATCTTTTCCGCCCCTCTTTCGCTGCGTAATTTTTCACACCAATGCCAAAGCTCATCTATGGACATTACCTCAAGACTCAACTCCATTAAACGCTGTGGAACACTCCGAAATTGAGACAGGTCTCGCAAGCTCTCTAATGAGTTAACTTTGAGTTCAACGTCATTGACTCTGCTTTCCAGTTCCTCGCGTTTTGCAATTTCCATTACCAAAGCATTGACAGTCTGTTGAAGACTTGCAGCAAAAGCACTTATCTCAGACTGTTCTTTTTTCGGCGGAGGAGGAAATTGTCCAAATTCACGAATAGAGGGTAGTACTTTATGGAACAACCATCGCTGGAATTTCTTGCCAGCGGAGGATGTATCTTGAGCTAGGACTCGATAGAGACCTGGTTCCGTCAAGAACGCTTCACTCGTAGCCTGGCCATTCTCAATCATAGGGATGTTCTTGATTTCATCAGGATCCAGTGTTTGGATGACTGCCTTAATTACCGGAAGCAAGCTTTTTGGCGACTTACCATCCATCTTTCTGTTTTCAATAGAAAGCGTTTTCAAAACATCAGCTAAAGATACGTAAAACTGCCCTTTCTCATTGATACTGCGTATGTAGCTTTCACCACCTTCGCCTTCATAGCAAAGCTGTAATAAATTCTTATTCATCTGGATCCCCACTTTTTTTCCACGATTATAACGTGGATACCGGCGCTGTCATGGGGTGTCGGGGGTCGGAGGTTCAAATCCTCTCGTGCCGACCCAAAATACTCTTTAAAACCAACCTATTACGGTTGGTTTTTTTATACGTGAAATTTGGACGGGGAAAAACTGGGGAATAATTGGGGTGTTACGCCGACATGCAAAACCTTGACACTGTATGTATAACCAGTTAAATATTAACTGTATATCCAACCAGTAAAAGGAGGTTTTATGCGTGTCGAAATCAGTATTGCAAAAGAGAAGTTCTCGAAGCTTCCCAGCAAAGCTCCCGCTGCGCTTCAGGCTGAAATGGAAAGGCGCTTAAGCAAGGAATACCAGGATGTTGAGGTTATCGTCAAACCAGCCGGAAGCGATGGCCTGTCGGTTCTTCGGACGGTCGATAAAGACTCAGCTAAGAAGAATGTTGAAAATGTCCTGAAAGAAACATGGGAGTCCGCTGATGACTGGTTCTTCTAATATTGACAATATTATTATCGCAGGAGTTCGCATCTACTTCCCACCTGACAATCGGTTGCCGAATGCCTCAGGTGATATGCTCACCTTTGCTGTTGTCCGTGATCCAGACACCATTCCAGATTATTTGCTTTTCGTTCATAAAGATGGCCAATGGGGGCTTGCCTCACCCCGTTTTTTCAAAGAAGCGGCCCATGCCATTACCACTGCAACCAAAATTGCAAGCAGTCGTTTCCCGAACGTTACCTGCTGAGTGATCACTGGTAACATCTTCGCTGGCTGGTAACCATTCAATACTCGCACTATCGGACGATCACCAGCCACAGCCGCCCGCTCTTTCATACAGCGGGCGGTTCTTACTTCCTCTGCATTCATAACTCCTATAACCCTAAAAGCATTGACGACCAACCCTTAAGGGGTTATTATAACCCCACCAAGACGACACAGAGAGCCGGAGGATGGATAGCAGGAATGCAATAGCAATGATAGAAGCCGATGGGTGGTATCTGGTGAGAGTTAAAGGCAGTCATCATCAGTTCAAACACCCAACGAAAAAGGGGCTGGTAACGGTAAAGCATCCACAGAAAGACATACCGTTACCAACACTGAAAAGCATCAAAAAACAGGCGGGGCTCTAAGCCCCCCTACTGGAGGTTTAAATGTTGTACCCTGTTGCTATTGATAAAGGCGATTCATCCTTCGGCGTTCGCGTACCTGATATTCCTGGCTGCTTCTCTGGCGGTGATGATTATCAGGACGCGATTGAAAGCGTACGTGAAGCGATCGAGGCACACATCGAATTACTGGTTGAAGATGGCGAGAGCGTTCCAGAAGCAACGACCGTCGAAAACTGGCTTTCTGATCCAGAGTACGCCGGTGCGGTATGGGCCCTGGTTGACGTGGATATAACTCGTCTGATGGGAAAAGCGGAAAAAATCAATGTGACGCTTCCTTCACTGCTGATCCGACGTATCGATCAGTTTGTGGCCGCCCATCCTGAATACGGTAGCCGGTCTGGCTTCCTGTCTCGTGTCGCGGCAGATAAAGTAATTGGACGAGAAAAACGATAAGCCTCGAAAGAGGCTTTTAGCGAAAGCGCCCACTATGCATTCGCGGATCCAGTCAGTAAAAGTGAAAACGAGAATTTCAAAATGAGTAATCAACTATCGAAACGCCATTTACGTGAGTGCTTACAAGCTGAAGTAATGAAAAGCGACAAGAAATTCTCATGGACGCGCGTTTTTCATAAAGCATTAAAGTGCCCTGAGAGACGCTTTAATTTTTGGTGGCGAATTGCTTCTTATCTTTATAGTTCTGATGCCAAATGGAAAAAACAGTTGGCCAGAAGAATTAACAGGAAGCTTGTCCAAAAGTACAACACTGAGATACAGCTGCCAGCTACAATTGCACCTGGTCTTCATATAACTCACTTCACATCAGTTGTTATAAATGGATGTGTGATTATCGGACGAAATTTCAAAATAAGACATAACTGTACTATTGGCATTGGTGGAGGGGTGAAGAATGAAAACTCAAGCCCAAGGATAACAATAGGTGATAACGTTGATCTGGGAGTTGGGACCTCGATTATCGGTAACAATCTCACTATAGGCAACAATGTCACGATAGGCGCAATGACTTTTGTTAATAAAGACATTCCAGATAACACTGTTGCCTACAATGAGAAGAAGTTAATATTAAAATTTAAGCATTCCTGATTATCATGCTGGCAATACAGGCCACTCGATATCTGGTGCATGCGATGTATCAACCCGCATCAACAGCACCCTATATTGCTGCCATGCCAACAGTAAACCTTCCTCTTCATCTGTTGACATACCCAACTCAACGGCATCTTTCAATGGCTCAATTACGGCACTGGCAGAGTTCATGAGCGCTTCCTTCTGAGCATCAGCCTCGGCAAGGAGCTGCTCTTTAGTGGCGGTTGGCGGGTCTACAAGAACAGGCTGATCGTAATCATTTACAGTGATTACCTTACCTTTCTGTTGACCTTCCAACAGATACAGGAACCACTTCTCCGAAATTTCAAGTAAATCATTCGGCCAAGTACCCGCTAGTAAATAAGCTTGTTTATCTGATTCATGATAAAAACCAATTTCGCTAGGGCTAAAATAAATCCTCATTTCAATATCCTTTAGCAATTAGCATAAATTTGCCATCGGCGTTATGAGCATATAATGTGCATCCAGTACGTGAATAAGACGGAACATAAATTGCCGAATCATCGCCAGACCCATGCCCTGCCCCATTATATGTAATTACAACCCCTACACATGCATTTGGAAAAGCCGCAGGAAATGTCACGTTAACATTTGTTTTGCTTGGAACGTTGATATTACTCATAACGACTTCCATAACACCTGTTGAAGCATCTTTATGCGTCATGGCATTGGCTGATTTGGTTGCGGTATTTTTGAGGTTATACCGCGCATCGCTTTCCGCCTTCGTGTAAGCCTGCCCCGCGGGGGTATAACTCCCTTTAGGCTGAAAACGTCCGTCAGACTCTACTTTTGTATAAGCCTGACCTGCCGGGGTATAATTGCCCTTTGGCTGATAGGTATTTTTTAAATAGGCATCAAGCCATTGATTGCCCCATTTTGAGCCAAATATATTTCCATCAGCAGCAAAGCGTGCGCTCCCTCCTCCTGCCAGTACTTCACCACTGGAATAAACAATACTTCCATTGATTCGCCCATTTACGACTAACTGAACACCGTTTGAGGGATGACGCTCAATGTAAGCTTTCCAGCCGGCATCATCTGCAAACTCTATCCTGTTGCCGCGACTCGCATCACCGCCCCAGTAAATTCGGCCGTTTCGGGGGTTGGCACCAGTTTTCTCTGAAGTGATACCGCTACCGTTTTTAAAGGTGAGAGTGCTGCTTACTGATGCGCCTGCATTCATGTTGAAGAGCATATAACTCGTTATGCCACTGTTCAGGAATCGCATTACCTGCTTGCTGTTAGCATAAACATCCAGCACACCATCTCCGTTCTGTTTGAAGCCGGTGTCATTATCCCCCAGGGCAATAGAGTTCCCCCCAAGGCCGCTGACTACACCCAGCCCAAGACCGCCGTTAACAACCGCTCCGTTACCCAGCGTCACTCTGCCGTTGGTGAGGTCGATATAAAGCGGGCGTAGTCCACTTATACCGCCATCTTCGCCCTGGTCTTTTGCGGTCGGGATAAGGTAAAAATTATTTTCTGAACGGCGAAAAATCATACCGTATGCCGCATCGTAAATGCGCAACGCATCAGCAGCGCGAATCTTAAGCCCCCCGGTCATTGTATCGCCGCCCTTATTCACGGCATTAATATCAGCCGGGGAGGGTTTATTGGCCGCATCATACTGTTTAACCCAGGCTGACCACGTCCCGCTGTAAAGCGTGCGAATGTACGAGCGGGAGCTGTTATAAATCCGGTAAATCTGCGTGATACCGGCATGCTTATAAACTTCCAGCGAACCGGCGTTGGCTTCTGGATAATTCCTGCCGGTTTGAGCCTGCGCGTTCGCTGGCTGGTAATACAGTCCCGGCGTGGTGTAGGCGTTCAGGTCGGCGGCGTTGCCAATTGCCACGGCCTGCCCGTTGAAAATATCCTGCGCCGTAATGCTGATATCCGAAGCCAGCGCCCTGCCGTTTACCTTACGCGCTGATGGTACGCGCCCGTTAGCGTTGTCATTCACGGCCTTAACGGCTTTCGGCGTTGCCGCCAGCGCCTCCGAAGTACTGTCGGTTGCACTACTGAGCTGGACGATACCTTTTCTTGCTGTGGTAGCATCCTGTGCCGTGTATTTACCGTCCGCAAGATCGTATGCTGCCTTAACTGCCTTTGGTGTGGCCGCCATCTCCTCCGACGTAGTGTCGGTAGCATTACTGAGCTGCACCAGCCCCTTACGGGATGTAGTCGCATCAACGACGTCTATCGCTTCCCGCGCGCTTTTTTGTGCACTTGGGCCATTCTCAGCGATCTCCCCGAGATTTCGGTCGAGCCGCAGGAAAAGACCATCGCCCGTAGCCACTTTTAATTCAACGGCCGCCGTCTCTGATACCGCAAGTCGGTATTGTAGATTTACACTGACACCGTTTTCAGGCTTTTCAATGGCGGCACAATTTGCAACAGAATACAGTTCGCCAGCATCTGTCAGCAGGCCAACTTCCCTGACTACGAAGCCACCAACGTTAACCGGAAGGACCAGCTGAGCAATAAACTGGTTCGCCTGATCCGGAGAAATCTGTAGTGCAGAAATTGCGCTGCGATAGACCTCACGCACCAGCTTCGTCTGCGCAGGATCCGGTTTAACGGCCTGCCCGTTCCCGTCCCCCACAACAAAATCTTTGATGATGACGGGCTTCCCGGTTGCAGAGGATTGCGTCTCCAGCTCCTTGCCCCGGTTTGTCAGAATGCTGTAATACTTCTCAGCCATGGTTATTCTCCGGCCTCAATAACAACGTCAATCCAGGCGGTAACAGCACCGCCGGCATAATAAGTTCCCTTCGCACCCAGATCGGCGATCACATCGATAGTGGTCAACAGGCTGCGGAGGTTTTTGGCTTTATCGACCTGGCGCCGTATGCGCTGGTAAAGCGCTTCGTCAACAGCCTGTAAGCTGTAAACTTCAACCCGGAAGGTGTAGGGATCTTTGCGCGGTGTATCCTCCCACCACTCAATCACGGTGGTCGGGAGGCTGACGGCGCTCAGCGACCGCCTGACCGCCCCGGCGGTGCCCCGGTGCTGATGAACATAAGCGGCATCCCTGATCACCTGCCTTTTTTCTTCCTCGGTCCAGGCCTCCTCCCATGAATCCACCGCGAATTCCCAGGCCAGCCAGGGCAGCAAATGTGCGGGACAGGTATCAGGATTTTTCACCTTACGTACCATGTCAGTATCCAGCGCCGTGATCAGCTCTGTGCTTGCCTGTTCCTGCGCCCGTTCCGGGTGAATGGCTGAAGGTGGTAGCAGAGAACGAAAATTATCCACTCACACCTCCTTTACGGGTGACGTTTATCGCGCTGCACCATGGAGCCTGTCCTGCGGCCGCTTCCAGATCTGCCGTCGGGCTGATCAACCTGACCCGGGCCACACCGGGCTGCTGAAGCGCCGAGTAAATCGCGGAAAGCGGTACGATGGCATTAATACGATGGGAAAGCTGTGTATAGCTCGTCAGCGTACTGATCGCGTTTTCCAGCACCGTCTGTGCATCCGGACCGTCTGGTATTTCAAGTTCAGCCTTAACGGTATAGCTGGCGATACTGGCACTCTTCACACTGACAAAATCGGTGAGCGGCCTGACTTCATCCGCGCTCAGTTTATTCATCACTTTTTCGATCAGGATACCCCCGGCCTCGCCGTTGCCGGTTCGCGAGAGCACGTACACATCCACCTCGCCGGGCCGGTTATGGGTTTCAGGCCCGTAGGCGTCCGCATCCAGCACATCGTTATCCGCAGATTTGGCATGAAAGCGATAAGCGTTACGCGCGCCGGCCGTATTCAGCTGCGCCCACGAAAGCTGTATACGTTCCCGGAAAGCGTCGTCGTCTTCATAAACAGGATCGACAGGGGGAACCGCATCCGGATCGCCAGGATTAATCACCAGACGGGAAACGTTAAAGGCTGCGCCCAGCTGGTCGAGATCGGCCCCTCTTGCACTGGCAAGGAAAACTGCACGTACTGCGTCGTTAACCCGCTGGAACGCCAGGGTGAGCTGGTAGGCGTTGATTTCCCCCTGTTTATACGCCGGGTCAGATTCCACCAGCGCATCAAATTCCGGATCCAGTTCGCGCAGGCGCGCCAGCCAGCGGGTAAAAATGTCAGCGGCATCCGGTACCACGATGGCATCCGGCACCGCCAGGGCGGACAGGTTAATTACGTCATAGCTGCTTGCCATAAATCGGTATACCTCCGGTACTGACAGGAAGATTGTTCTCTTTATTGATCCCTTCGATATCCACCACACACCCCGTTTTATCTGCCGGGAAGGAGACGAGCACTCGTGTGACCTTAAGCCGGGGTTCCCAGCGTGCGAGCGCTGTGGCAGTCGCGGCGATAATGCGTAGCCGTGTCAGGTCATCACGCGGATTGTCCACCAGCGAAAACAGATCGCTGCCATAATCACGGACCAGTACGCGGCTGCCGACAGGCGTGGAGAGAATATCGCTGACGGACTGGCGCAAATGGTCGCTACCGGACAGGCGTTTCCCGGTCCGGCTGTTTACACCGTTCATAATTTTTTTCCGTATCAGGGTCGCCGGGCGGCGGCGTGTTAGCCGAAGTAATCCGGGCCGGTTTTATCCGAACTACCGGATCTTTTTGAGGATTTCGCAGGCTTGCGAATATCAACCACCAGGTTGTATGTGAAGCTGAAACCCGCAGGTGTCAGGGAAAACACCAGCGACTCAACCACCCAGGCGCGATCTTCCCGTTCGCCAAAGCCGGACGTGGATACGCCAGACTCTGCCGTGAGAGGAACGTGCCTGGGTCGGCAGGGCCCCGTTACTGTCATTTTTTGTTCATTGCGGCGGGCCTGCGTTTTTTTCGCTTTGGCCTGCTGATCGGCAGTAGCTTTTACAGGCTGGGTATACGGGTTAGCCATTGAGGGGCCATCATGATCAACCGTGGTGGTTTTGGTCTTCCCGTCAGCCTCATCGTAATAACGTACGCCGATTTTGCCTGAAGACTTACCACTGCTGGCGGTGGCCTTCCCTGTCGAACTGCCCCGCTCTCCTTCGCTGTAAGACCAGTTTGACACCTCTTCTGGTGTGATAATCAGAGCTGCGGTCTGTTCGCCGGATGCATTTGCCGTGGCTCCCTGACGCAGAAACAGCCAGTATCCGCCCGACGGTTTACTGACAGCATTCCATGTTCGGGCCAGGCGCGTCAGCAGATTGGCGTCCGATTCTGCCACCTGGTCAACGTGGTCGATATGGATATCGGCGAGCTCTGCGGCCACTTTCGGTACCAGACCGTTTTCAGTCGCTACCGTTTTAACCAGATCCGCCAGTCGCAGATTATCCCAGCTGCGTGTTTTCTGGCTGATCACATCACCCGGTTGTTTTTGCGCGTTCATTGGCGCAGCGGTGGCATAAATCTCGATACGACGTGGCGGGCCGCTGCTGGCCACGCCGGAAACCACAAACCAGCCCTTATCCACCAGCTGATCATTAAAACCCAGCGCCACGCGAAGACGAGCGCCTTTAGTCGGAAGGGAGAGCGTTTCCGAGAGAAGGGTGATTTTCAGTTCATCTGCTTTTGCCGTGGCACCGCCGTAATCAGTCAGCGTCAGCTCTGCCAGGCATTGTTGCAGCGCACGGGTAATATCTTTTCCTTCAGCGCTGACGCTGAAAGCGGGAGCATATTCCGGTTTAACAATCTGATCTGCCATTTTTAATCCCACAGGCTGTAAGCAGAAGCCTGAACCGGCGGAGCCAGATCCGGTAAAGTGATATACAAACCTGACGGATAAACGGCCCCACGGTCAGCCAGTCCAGGATTCGCTTCAAGAACCTGCGTCACAATATAAGAGAGGTTCTCCGTGCCGTAATGCGTCGCGCAGATCGCATCCAGAACATCACCGTCACGGGTTTGATATGTCGTCGGCATAATGTTTCAGCGTCATCGTCCAGTTTTTGTTTCGGTGGCCGCCGCCAGGCAGGAATCGGCTGGTCGTATCTGAGAAGTCGATTACCACCCACCAGCCCAGGACATCTCCTTCACCGCTGACCAGTTGCTGAGGCTTATTCTGGTCTGCCAGGTCGAAGAGATCGTTAACAGCATCCACACCCTTGCGAAAGAAAGCATGCGATTCTCCTTCAAGCCGGACGGTTCGCCCGGGCTTGCCGGTATACTGCAATAAATCCTGCTTCCCGATCCGCTCCTGTTCGCTCCATCGCCAGCTGGCCTCGCGGGTCAGCTGGTTGTATGCCGTGGTGTCGATCGAAAAGGCAAAATCGCCCAGCATCATCATCACCCGGGCGGCCTGAGCCCCCCGAGCAGCGCTGGACTGAAGCTGCCCGAAGTCTTCAAAGACAGGAATGATTTCACTCACCAGATTTGTCCTCCGTCCAGCATGCTGCTGTCACCGTTAAATACCGGACTGGTTTTAGTCACCGCGACAACTTCATCCCCGATCGCCCTTTCGTCCTGGCCAGGTGCGCCATGTATTTCATAATGAAATTCGAAACGACGGTTGTCGGTCAGTTGTCGGGGAGGCGGCGCTTTGTCCGCAAAATCCAGCTTCTGAAGTAATGTTTCCCAGTAACTGCTTTCCACTTCATCTGACAGTTCTGCCGGTCTGTCTGAAACAGGATCAGGAGACTGTCGGGAGTTAATCTCAGGCGGTAAGTGCAGGACGTCTGCGCTTTTATCCCTGTAACGTTCGTTACCCCTGAATGAACCCTGCGCTTTGCCAGTACCCGGTAACGAATCGACATCAACATTCACATCCGGGATAGGCTGTGCCGGGTATTTTGAATTCCCCTCAGATCCTTCCTCTGCTGCTGTCCAGTTAAGGGAAGGATAAACATCGACATTGACCACCGGCTTATCCGGTGAGATGTTGTCTGCGGATCCCTTCTGTTTTTCCGCTGCGGGCCAGACGCTACTTTTTTCAAACGAGGGAAAGGAAGGAAGTCTGTAGTTATTCCAGGCGCCGGCAGCCCTGTCAGATGTTTCATGTCCCGGTTGCACAGACGTCTCCTGGTTCTGGTTGAGTGCTGATTCCCAGGAGAACGGCGCGCCGCTGCTTTCCGGCGTCACGTATTTATCGAGCGTACTGTTAAAGGTATCATCGTCGTCGCGGAAAAATCCCCGGGTGTCCCGGTACGATTTTTTCACATCATCAGGCAGGTCCGGCTTTTCCTTCAGTTGCTGCTCAAACCATTCGCCCTGACCATTGCGTTGCGCCGTCATACGTGCAATATCAACCGAGCCGGTCATGGCCAGCGATTTGAGCACGTCCCGCTGATCGCTTCTCTCATCCGGTAAAAGCCAGGACAGTTTTTTCGCCAGCGCGTAGGCCACTTTCCCGACGAACACAATGCCCTGGCCGAACGTCAGCACACCGGGGTAAAGATCATTACGCAGGAAACTGACAATGCGTTTGATCCCGCCCCCCTTAAACCACTCCGCCATATCATCCGTCAGCCGGCGGATATCCGGTGCCAGCTCGTTTCCCAGCTGCCCTGAGATTTCCGCTACAGCGGAGGAGAAGACCGTGCGCAGGCTGGTGATGGCGCGGTTGCCCTCCATCGCCCCTTCAGCCCCCTCTTTCGTGACGAGGTTATAACGCCGCTGCTCGTCCATCAGGTCACGGTAGCTTTTTCCGGACTGCTTCAGCAGCATCAACAGCTTGCTGGCCTCGCCGCCAAACAACGAATCCAGTGCAAACGACGCTTTCGACTCGTCCTGCATGCTGAGCGCACGCTCGACGATTTTTTCGAACTGCGCCATATCGCTGAGGCCCGCAAAATCCCCCGCCTTAAATCCCAGCGTTTCAAACGCATCCTGAAGGGAACCCTGCTTGCCGTTCTGCTTGTACTCTCCTGCCTTGTGAAGATACTCCTCGAACAGGTCGCCGATGTTCTCCCCGTTCATGTCGTACTGCTTCGCGAGCGTGTCCCAGGCATCAAACGTCGGGATATCGACGCCATAACTTTTCGCCACACCAGCCCGTCGGGCCGTCTCCGCGTTGGTGGCCGCCGGGGCAATCAGGGTGCCCAGCGCGGAAGCCACCACGCCACCGCCGCCGATCGCCAGCCCTGGCGCCACCATACCGCCCAGCTGACCGGCCATACCAAGGCCACGGCGAAACAGCCCTTTCCCTGCCCCCTTGAAGGCTGCCAGCCGTTGTGCCTTCTGCATCTGCTGATTCAGCTTCTGCTGTTCGGCCTCCGTTTTGCGGATTTCACGGGAGACGTCGCTGTAGCGCCGTTTAAGATCGCCAAGACTTTGCCCGGCCAGCTTCGCGCGCTTAATCTCTGCCGCCAGCTTAGCCTGGTCTTTCGTCAGTTTTTCTGACTGCTTTCCGACGTCCTTCAGGCTTTTTTGCAGGCTGTTCGCTGAACGGCTCCAGGAGCTGTCGATACTGCCGCCAAAGGTAATGACGGCCTTAAGGTTCTGGCTTAATCCGGCCACGATTTACCGCCTCCACTTCGTCGGTGAGAAAATCAGAAAACACACTGAACGGCATATCCAGGTATTCCGTCATGGGAAAATGCAGGCGCCGTCCCAGAAAACGTATCGCCCGCATCAGCCCTCTTTCGGTCGCTTCTCGGGCGGGAGCATAAAAACATTAAACGCATCCAGCAGCTGGGCATAATCTGCCGCAGTCAGTTGCCAGATATCCTGTTCGCTGAGGTTGCACAGCAGCGCAATCATGCGCGCCTCTTTTTCTTCTTCACTGCCGCGGTCTTTGGAAAAGGCAATGCGGTCACGGACCAGCGGCTCGCGCAGCGTCACCTGTTCGAGCAGGCCACCGTTCTCAAAGGAAACAGGGGAATACAGTTTGATAACGCGTGTTTCACCAGGAAAAGACATGTTGATCTCCATAAAAAAACGGCCCGCAGGCCGTTGTAAGATTGTTTGAAGTTAAAGCCGCACTTTTGCCGCCAGGCCGGACAGAACATCCACGCCATTCACCCGGCGCGAGAAGCGCTCAGTATCTATCTCAAATAGCTCGCGACCGTCTTTGGTCTGACGGTAATAGCTCACGGCGATTTCCACCGTGACGGCATTTTCGGACAGGCTTTCCTTGCCACGCGCGTCGGGAGTGACGGTCTGCACAAAGCCTTCGATCTCCTCGATGGTACCCAGCGCGGTACCGTTAGCCAGATATCCCTGATAGGCCGTAAAGCGCGGACGGCTGCCGCTGACAAAACCGAAGGCGGTCAGCATATCCACGTCCACACCGTAAAACTTCAGCTGACAGGTGAGTGCTTCCATACCGTCATCAACGGGGGACGGCGCATCCTGTGCGCCGGTACGCAAATCCGTTTTGACAATGGACAATGCCGGCGGAGTAAATTCATGCGCCCCCTGTATGCGGATCCCCTGCCGGAAGAAGGTCCAGACGCGTAATGTGTTTTTTTCGCTCATGCTGCCAGCATCTCCTCAAGCGCATAGTTGTTATTCACCCGGACGCGCAGGCTGATAAGCTCAGTCGGCGATTTCGGACCAAAGTCATAGTTGATGTACAGCACGCCCGCCGCCATGCTCTCAGCGGTGTTAAGTTCTTCATCCAGCCAGGCGCGACCACCGAAAATGGCGCCGAGGCCGACCAGCTGGCGCATATAGGCGTTGATGGTGCCGATAATGTCGTCGGCATTCTCCCGGTCCAGCGGACGATCAACGTATTCCAGCATCGTTTCCTGAATACTGTCCTCGATGACGTCTGCGGTTCGGCGAACCGATTCAAAGCGCCACTGTGGATCGGTACCGCACAGACGGTTACCCCAGTGCTTAAACCCTGCCCGGCGGATGATGGTAGAGACGTTCTGCATGTTGAGCAGGTTTGCGTCGCAGTTTTCATCGCCGAGAATGAACTCGTCGATCTGTTCCACCCCGAGGATGTTATTGATGTCCTGGTTGGATTTACTCCACCACCAGCCCTTCTCAAAGTCGATTCGGGCACGCAACCCCGCCGCAAACGCAGAGTAAGGACGATAGATCAGCTGGCCGTCGGCATTGCTGACCTGTACGCGCGGGCGCAGCAGTTCGGTGCGGGTACCATAGGACTGCCTGCGCTGGACCACTTCTTGCAGCTTAGCGCCAGCGGCACAGTCAACATACGCCACCGCCCGCAGCTTGCCGGCAACGGTTTCCAGAGCCTTGCCCACGGCATCATCCTCACTGAACCCCGGCGCGATGACGATACGGGGCTGGTACGTTGTCACGGAGCGGGCAGATGACAGCGCGCCGATCCCGGTCAGCACCGCCGCACGCTGTTTAGCTGTATCGTTAACTTCAGCCACGCGTACCAGCACCGTCAGGGCATTTCGCTGGTCATTGATTTCCATCAGGGCCTGCTTCAGCGTGCCTTTTTCACCGAGCCGGGAAAGCATCGAGGTACCGACAATCGCCACAGGAGTATTCAGCGGGAAAGGTTCATCTTCGCCGCCTGTCAGCTGCAACCGGAACGGTGTGACCACGCCACTGCCGCTTCCCGTTGCGGTGACTTCCACATCATCCACCGCGCTTACGGCAGTGGCCACGGCTGAAGGGGTTGCCGTCAGCTTACCCGTTTCATCGCAGCCAAGCGTGATAGTCAGCGTTAATGCCTCCGTATTCCAGACGGCAGAAGTCTCAATCGCTGCGGGATTTTCTTCATCAGGGATACTGGCTACAGCCTCAACCACCACCACGTTTCCTGCCCTGCCAGCAACTGTCGCGGCAAACTCCACAACGTTATCCAGAATCGGGGTTCCTGTGCTGGCACTGGCCGGCGTTCCGGCAGAGGCATCAGGCGCAGTACCCACCAGGCCGATAATGGCCGTCTGGATCGTCGTGACCGCGACCGTACCGGATGTCAGTTCGATCGTTTCCACACCATGTAAATTCGCCATTTATTTTCTCCAGGCATAAAAAAACCTGCCGCGGCAGGTCACATTTTTTGATTGGGGGGATTCGTGGTTCCGCCGCCATCACCATTTTCTTTATGGTCATGGCCGTTGTAGGTTTCGCGGATCCCGCTCATTTTCCCGGTACCGTCCGAAATTTCCTGTGTTGCACCGATGTTTCCCTTCACATTCGTGTCGGAATTGATTTGCGTAACGCCCTGAACTGTGAGGGTGTCGGTGATTTCCACCGGACCATCGAGCGTTCCCTTTCCGATAATTTTGTAGGTCCCGCCCTCCGCCAGCGTGATGGTCAGGGCATGCGCGGCGCGGTCATACCGGATCTCAGTACCGTCACCGTAGCGGGTGATATGTTCGCTGTCGCTGCCCTCCGGTACCGGCAGACCGCCGGTATTCCAGCCGGGAAACACCCGGCCATTATTAAGCTCGCCCGCCTCCGACAGCACAGTGACCGCATCCCCGACCGCATACGGATTGGAGTCAGCCCGGTTTGCCCCGGAAAAGCCCTGGCAAAGCGGCAGCCAGGTAGTGGTGATGTCGCCCAGATCCACCCGGCACTTCGGTATACCGTCATGCTTAACGGAATGAATAACCCCGCGCCGCACAATATTCGCCAGGCGACGCTGTAAATCGCCCTCGATATCACTCATCGGGTTTCGCCTCGTAAATCAGCTGATAATCGTCCACATGCGCGCGCCCGATATCCGGAGCCTTACCAAGCCAGACGCCGTTCAGCGGAGAATTAATCTGCGCAAACGGATCCGCACCAAAGGCTGCTGATTGTGTGAAGGAGATCCGCCAGACCAGGTAATCATCCATGCGCGGATCAAACTCATCGCGTGACGCATCGATAAAGACGGCTGGCTCAAGACTGGTCAGGCCGAACTGCTGGCCGTCAATCCACTGAGTGATATCCGCCGCGGCCGTGCGCAGGAAAATTTCGGGTCGGCTGACGCCAGCGCCTGCCGCGTCCACCACAACGAACAAATCGCAGGACAGATTCACATTAAGCTGTCCCTCGTTGCCGCCGCCCTGCTCCCAGCCGTTAATGGAGAAATAGACCGCTGGGGTGGCCAGTCCGGTAAAGCGGGGCACGTTTTTTTCCGGGTAGGCATCGGCGTCACGCACCCACGCAATTTTTTTCAGCGCGCCGGTGACAGCATCGTGATACTGCCCCAGCAGTAATGGCTCAGCCATAGTCCACCTCAGACAGAAATACGGGCTTTCACACGCCCGCGCAGATCGGTTTCAAAGTGATGCATAAAAATCTCCATCGCCTCCGCAAAGGCGTTATCCTCGATGTAGTTCAGCATCGGCTCATAAATATCGACTTCCGCTTCGCGGGTACGACGGGTATCCGGATCGCGAATAACCACCGTCCGGCGGTTTTCACGGCGGGAGCGCGCCACTTCCCCGTTTTCAAATGTGCGCGGGGATAGCAGGCTGCCCTTTGGGGTGAATCCGGCGTTTTCTGCCTGGCGCCGCGCCTTTATATACCGCCCGGTGGATTTATCCCGCCGGGTATGGTGAGGCCTGACCCGCCCGTTAATCCTGCCTTTCAGGTCTTTTACCTTGATGGCGTTGAGACCAAACCAGAGACGAAAATTATCCAGTTGTGACTGAGAAGCGCGATCAAGACGAAAGGAAAGCAGACGCCGGCGCACCAGATCCAGGCTGCGCGGCGCCAGCCCGTCTTTCAGGTCAGCCATCGCTTTTTTACGCAAGGTGGCGGCGGTACGTTTCAGCGCACGGGAATACGCTGCCCGAAACTGTTTATGGGTGGCACCGATGTGCTCCGCTATCCGCCAGATGGCATCCACATCAATATCGACGGGCAAATCCCGCCGCAGTCTGGATTCACGCGCCATATCAGCTCCACTTATTGATGTCCGGCTGCACCTTACCCGGTGCGCCATACGCCAGCGTGACGCGGGTGCGGCCTTCTTCATCAGCGCCAATGTGCGTCACACGATAAGCCGTGCCGTTGATCTCCACGCCGTGGTGCTTCTCAAGCCCCACGATATCAGCGGTCATCGCGCTGAAGGCCGGAGAGCGATCCTGGATTTGCCCCCCGCCGGGCACGTCAACCGGGACATCAGGCGTCTCGAAAATCACGGTAACAGGACGCAACTCAGCGCCGACGGAAAGGACAGCAGGCACCTCTTCGGCAAATGCCCGGGATATCCGGGCATCCGCTTTTAACAGGCGTTGCCGAAAGCGGTTCATCAGTAACCAAGCCGGACCGGAACAGAATCCGCATCAGCCGCCGCCTCAGCCCAGGCCGTGCCCGCCAGAGGATTCGGAGCTGCCTCCTCACCCGCTTCCGCAGTCAGCTTACCGTCTGCCAGATAGAGCTTCTGGCCAACAGTGACCGCTTCCGCTGCTTTTGGCAGGACGAACACCCCAGTGGTATGCAGCACACCCCACAACCCAGCCGGAATGTCGTCGTGAGCAACGCCCACCAGCGCACCTGAAAGCACGGCGTCACCCGAATGAATATCGGTCGCACCGGTATTCTGAAAATCAAGGGTGTTGCCATCCTGCTGATAATTTTTCGCCATTTTTCTCTCCAGACAAAAAAGGAGCAGCCCGCGCTGCCCCGTAATAAAAAAACCGTCAGATGACGGTCGTTATTTTTTGGTGACTTTAACCATGCCGCGCCAGTCAAGCGGTGCCACACCTGCATCGATACGTACCTTGAACGCGGCACCGTCAACGGTGAAGCCCTGCTGCTGCTCAAGGTATGGGGTATCAATACCGTCCAGATATGCCACCTCAATGGTGTCGCGTCCCTGTGCAGCGGTCAGGTAGTAATCCGTCGGGCTGCTGTCATCGAGGCGAGCCTCAGAGGACACCGTCACAAAGTTCTGGATCGGGTTAACGATACCGCTGTTCGCGTCCGCGCCCGGTACGCTTGCAGATTTGATCAGCTGGTTAGCGCGGGACTCGATGGCCACTGGCGTCAGCATGTAGGCCGGGCGAATGTTCAGACGGCGGTCGCCTGATTTTTGCAGCAGCATCGCCTTACGCGCCGTATCGAGGCCTTCGATACTCAGATCGGCGGAGACCAGGTTGCCATGATCGGCGTGGAACAGCGGCTTGCCGTCGGACATTTTTGGGTTGCTGGTCAGAACTGCCCACACCAGATCGCCCACGGTGGCACGCGCTGCAAGGCCCATTGCCTGCGGGATACGGGTCAGCATGTCCAGGTCATCATTGATGATAGTCTGGCGGTCAATGCTGAAAAGTTCGCCGTAGGTTGCAAGCGCAATCGGCTCGCCGCGATCTTTGATGGTGACATATTTATATTCCGCCCCGGCGCGGACCTTGCGAAGCGATGCAAGTGATTCCAGACCGACGCGGTGCGCGGTTTTGAAATCAGTCAGGGTTCCTTTACGGGTCCACTGTTCGAATGATTCAGTGGCCTCGTCCCAGCCCATCAGTGCCGCCTTGTGCGCCACATCCATCAGGATATTGCCGAAATCGCTGCTGCTGTGGGTAAACGCAAGGCCGACCATCGCCTGTGCTGTCCCCGCACCTGAAATACCGATCCCGCGATCCACAAGGGAAGCTCGCGCCAGTTCACGCAGGGTATAACCGTTGTAGGCGTTATCTTTTTCAGCCTGCGCATAGCCCGCGCGGCTCATTACCGCAGCACGGATGGAGTCACCGACCAGATTGCCGTTTCCGGCATAAAGATGAATAGCGCCAGGACCGGCACTCGGCGTAGTTCCTGCCGCCAGCGCCTGGAGGAGTCTGTCACGGGCTTTTTCCGCCGTGCAGGAGAAGTCGGCCAGACATTCTGCCTTCAGCGTCGCGAAAGTCGGGAACGCCTCAAAAACAGCGGAAACCGTGTCCACGCGTTCCGCGTTTGCCGTCTGCATCTGCTGTTGCAGCTGCTGGGCCAGCGCAGTGATATCGATATTAGTCATCTGCTGCGCGGGCTGTTGTGGCGCTGGCGGGTTCAGGTTCGCCTGTACCGGCGCGGGCTGCTGTGGCTGATTCACCGGAGCTTCAGCGCGCGGCGCAAAAAGAGATTTAATCTGTTCTGGCATGTTCTGATAATCCTTAAGTTTATTTTCATTCACACAGGCCGCAGCCTGTAGTTCAGGTTCAAGCGTGTCAGCGAAACCTTTCTCCACTGCCTCGGCCCCGTTAAGCCAGGTCTCCGCTTTCAGCATCGCTTCCAGCTCCTCCTGCCCCAGTCCGGTTTTATTCATATAGGCGCTGAGCATCAGGGCTTCGTTACGATCAAGCCACGCGGCATAATCGCGCATGTCATCAGAATCCCCGGCGATACCGCCCCACGGTTTGTGGACCATGATCCAGGCGTTTTCCGGCATGTGCACCGTGGCGCCGGGCAGGCAGACAATCATCGAGGCCATGCTGGCCGCCACCCCGTCCACCCAGATATCCACTTTCGCTTTCAGCCGCGACAGGGTGTTGTAGATGGCAAATCCCTGCATGACATCGCCGCCGGGGCTGTGGATATGTAAATCCACCGCGCTGGCGTCAAACACCCCGGCGTCTTTACAGTCCGCGACGAACTGCTGGGCTGTGATGCCCCAGCCGCCGATCACGTCATAGAGGAAGATTTCGACGCGCCCGGCAGACAGCGCGCGGATTTCGTACCAGCACTGACCGTTTGCCGCATCGACACCCGCCAGGCTGGCGCGGGGGTTAATCATCATCGTCCGGCTCGCGCCGATCGTCTTTTGGTTTTGCCGTTGCATCTGGCATCGCTCCTTTGTCGTTGGCGGCGTCGGAATCAAACACCAGCCCGTGTTGACGGTTAAATTCGGTTTCACGCAGTCGCTGGCGTTTAACCTCCTGCGGGTTTTTACCCCGCGCCCGTGCCCATTCCGCTTCGGTACCAGCACCGCCACGAACAATGGCTTTCCAGGCATTAGCCTCTTTCCCCGGATCAATCCACGGCATCACCGGGCCGAGATAAAGCGCGTTATAGAGAGAATTTGGATCCACATCCGGCGGCACTTCAACGCCACTCAGCAACGCCATCGCCAGCCATGCGCGGTAAACGGGCCGGCTGTGCTGGCCGACAAACCACTGTTGCAGGACGTTGTACCCTTCGAAGCTCTCCACCAGCTCCTGACGCTGGGAGCTGTAGGTGCCGTTATAGTCCCGGGCAATGCTGGAATAGCTGCCGCGCGTGCCTGCGGCCACGGCCCGCATCTGTCCGTTTCGGAATTCATAGAGGTGAACATTCGGGCGATTTGATTCCACCATGCCCAGGTCTTCACCCGGGCGCAGATCGTCGTAAATCATGCCCGGGGCGATATCGTAATGACGCTGGCCGCCGGGAGGTGAAAACTCCCCGTCGTCACCAAGAGACTGCGCATCACCGCGCTTGATATAGAACCCCAGCGCGGCGGCAATACGGGCGGCGACGCGTTCACTCTCTTCATAATCCTTAATGTCAGAAAGACGGGTAATGACTCCGTGGATCAGGCTGATACCGCGCAGCTGGTGCAGACGCTTGCGCTGCGCAAGGTGAAGCATGTTTTCAGCTGAGACGGTTTTAAGTTCAGCGCTGAACCGCGTCATATTTGCCGGGTGGTACTTGTAAACGCGGTAGCCGACGGGACGCCCCCAGTCGTTCACGATGATGCCCTGGCGAACCTGCTGGCCGGCGGTGCTGTTAAGGTTGAACGGAACAAAATCCGCCTCCAGCATTTCCAGCGAGAACGGTACGGAGGTGGAATGTTGCAGACCCGGCACCTTCCCCCTGACCAGTTGCGTGAACACTTCCCCGTCACGCAGTGCTGAACGCAGCAGTAGGCGTTCGGCTTCCGGGCGGGTGAACATGCCAGTCACCTCAGGACGCACGGACCATTCAGCCCAGAGCGCCGAAAGTTTCCCGGCGAAATCGGAATGAAGATTCCCCTCCAGATCGAGGGGCTGAGGCTCAACATGGATCCCGTGGGCACCAATCACCCGGTCTTCCATTTTGTCGAACAGGCCGATCACCAGATCATGGTTTTCATCAAGCCACCGGGCCTGTTCCCGCAGGGACTGACCTGCTGCAAACACAGCGGTGTCCGCCGACTGGCTTTGCTTTTTCGCCTTGTGCAGCCGTGACGGATTTGCCGCTTCATAAGCATTAAGCCGGAGACGATCCCGCTCTCGTGCCGCGGCCCACCCGGGGGAAATTGCCCTCAGTGTTCTTTCAAGAATGCCCATAGAACGCCTTACAGAAAGTTAGCGAGTTTGTACGAACCACCACGGCTGTTGACCGCGCGCCAGCGACGCTCCCAGTATTCGAGCTCATCGCGCAGCGCCTTCGGATCGTGGTTGGTAATGGCGCGACCGTTTACGCCGGTGAAAGAGATACTCTTGCCGTCCAGCGAGTCCTGGTAGGCCTGACGCACCATCACCAGCGTTCTCCAGATGTCGTCTTTCTTCACAGCCAGCCTCCTCCCCTATCGGAAGATCCCAGCCAGCTGCCGGAAAGCGTGTTTTCTTTCTCAGGCTCAGCCCTGACTTGTGGCTGAACGGTTTTGTTTTTTTTCACGGTTATCTCCCTGGGGCGTTCCCCTTCATGAATATTTGGGTTGAGATCCTGCGGCTCAGCCCATGCAGGAGGTTTTTCCCAGTCGCGAATTTTTTCGTAGCCGCGCAGAACCGCGACGGCGTGGGCATAGCAGAACAGGTCAAAGGCTTCGTTGGCGCCCTTGCCTGGCTTACGCCATTTGCCATCCACGCCGCGCTCTTCGTAGGTCAGTTCCTCGTAGAACCACTCCCCCAGCCAGTCGGGAAAATGGATATAGCCTGCTCCGGGAGTCTCACGATCAAGGTTATTGCTGAGCTGATCCTTGAGCAGGTCGGTTTGCAGCAGATAGACCGGCACCTCGCCACGCGCATCAGCGCGACGGTCACTGCGTTCGGTGTTATTCGGGTGAGTTTTGGTAATAATTTTCTGGCGTTTTGTGCTGTCGCCCTTGATCAGATAGACACGCTTACCCAGACCATCCCGGCGACACTGGCGCCAGAATTTATAGGCATTATCTGTCACCCCTTCCTCACCGCCGCTGTCGACGGCCATGGCCAGCACCGGCATACGCCGCGTCGGGTCAGACTGAAGTGCGTAAGTTTTTTCCAGCACATCGGATACCAGCAGCTGCCAGTCCTCCGGATACGCGCCGGGATGGACTGGCTCCGCCTCGCCATGTTCATTGCAGCGCAGGGACTGGCGGATGTTGTAGCGATCCACAAGCCAGCGTTCACCGTTTTCGCCATAACCAATTATCTGCACGACGAAACGGCGCTTTTTCCCGCCCTGAACGTCGACGGCTGCCAGCAGGAAACGCACCTTCGGCGGAACCTGGCGTTTACCGTAATCCTCCGCACGCTGCATCAGCACATCGGCGCGTCGCTGTTCGCTGGCCGAGCGCGGCAGGTACGGCAGCCCCCAGTCGGTGTTGATAACCGCCTTGAGGGTTTCTTCGCTGCCGGTAGCCTCATACTCCTGCTCAGCCGTAAGCAGTTTGTACACCAGCTGCGCCCAGGTCTGGTACGCGGCTGCGGGCCCCTCCATCCAGAACGACGCTATGCGCGAGCGTCGCGCCTCACCGGAAATCTTGCCGTCCCGGTCAATACTCTGACCTTCACGCAACCAGACACCCACCCCGTTAAGCTCGCGCTTTTTATCTGCGGTGATAATGGTGCTGCAATGCGGACAAAGCAGATGAGCCGACTCACTGGCTTTTACCGGATCAGGTTCATCGCGGTATCCGGTCATCGCCTCCATCGCAGGCTGAAAATATTCACCACAATGCGGGCACGGCCAGTACCAGCGACGGCGATCCCCACGGTTGTACAGAGAAAGCGCGCCTGTCGTTGGTGGTGCTTCATGGGGAGACTTTCGGCGCCATTTGCTGTCGCGAATGTCCCGGCCTGGCGAACACTCCACCAGAGTCATCCCGGCGGACATAAAGGTGGTGGTACGCTTGGAAGCCAGGGTAAAACCGTCACCCTCGCCATCGATGTCCTCAGGGAAGCGGTCATAATCGGTGAGCGCTACACATTTGAAATCTGACGAGGACATGATGTTGATGGAAGGCCAGCCAATCTTGAGATAGTTGCCCGCCAGAAAAGTACGATCATGCACGTTGTTGTCGTTTCGCAACGGGCTCAGGCGTTTCGCCACTTCAGGACTGACACGAAACGTTCTCGCCAGACGTTTTTTAGAGTGCTCACGCGCTTTCTCTTCGGTCATCTGAACGACGAGCATATCGGACGGGTCACAGACAATGTTGTATACAACCCAGCCATCCACCAGGCCGATCGTTTTCCCCGTTCGTGCCGGTCCAACAAACACCACCGCATCGTATTCACGCATCGCGAGGCAGTTCATCGGCTCTATCACATAGGGAGCGACAGCAGGGTCCCACGGTACCGAGTTACCGGCTCCCATAGGTACGCGCATAAATTTTTGAACCGCCTCAGCCACAGGCATACGGCGCGGGGCTTTGAGAATGGCGGAAGCGTTACGCCTGACTTCCGCTGCCGTGGCCTGTCGCATGATTTACTCCTCTTCTGGCATATCCTCCTGTTCTGATGAGTCGGCCTGCTCAACTTTGAGGGCTATCTGGTCGCGCAGATCGTCAATAACCTGCTGCACCCTGACAACTGCGGAAGGGGTCATGGCGCAGTCTCGTTCAAGAATGTCGGGTAACGTCTCCAGCACCTGAACCATTGCTTTTGCCATGGAGGAAAATTCTCTGGTGACTTCTGACGCCGGGATCAGTTCCCCTGTTTCCTGCTGAAACTTGAGCCTTTCACGCTCAGACTGAAACCAGGCTTTACGATCGGGGGGAAGCATTTTGTCGACGTCCACCAGCTCCGACGGTGTGGTACTCGTCAGCAACTCCCTGAGGATATCGGTGATGGCATAAAGCTTAAGTTTCGGATTGCTGCCCGGTGCCGGCTGAACATTTGCAAGCTTGCTCGCGACCGTCTGGCGGTGCAGATCGCTAATGGCTGCCAGCTGCGTGATATTCAGCCGGAAATTTTTCAGTTCGTTATCCATGATGGTGAACAAAAAATAGTCATTTCGACATCCTGCAAAAGATCAGGACTGAAATATCAAAAGGTTAAACAGATGATGATGAAACCTATAAAATGCAAAAAACTAGCCGTTTCCCGCGTGTCCTCGCCCCCTCGGTATTAAGAATCGCCAGGAGTACCTTTTAAATTTCGTACTTTATAGTCGATATTTCACTGCCTTCGAGATTTGTTCTGGCCCACGCCATAAGCGGCGCCTAGCTTTTTATCCAAGGATTCATCTGGGCTGCTAGTTCAATGGCAAAACGGTTTGATGTTGTTATAACACTTGATGAACCAAACGATTTATTTGGTAGAGCCAAATAATAGCTCTTTTATTTAAAAACAAATGGTTGAGAAAGAAGAAGGTGGCAGAGGTATTTCGCCTGAATATTGTTATCCCTACCTCTAACGTATTCCTTATGGGTATCAGGCAAAGAACGGCAACAACTTACTACTCGAGGATATCTCTCCAGCATGTGCTCACATACAAGAAATGAATTCATTACGGCATTTAATTTAATTCTTAAATCTCTTAATTCAGGTCTTTTTTCAATGCGGATTTGCGGGGATGCAAGGTTTACAGGTAGCTGAGATAATGCATTTGAATATTCAGCTACTGCCATTTTAAGAGACATTTTAGCTTTCAAAGCTTCCTGTTGACGCCAAATACGCATTGCCCACCACGCTACGCCGACAGTTGCTGCTGTAAATATCGCAGATACCGCCGACCATATAGTTGACCATGACCAAGTGCAGATTTCTTGAAACATTTGAACCTCCTTCAAATTAGGAGGTTATTTTATACCATACGTGCTTAACAAATACCTGCCGTTGCAAGACTAAATGAATTTGCTACGTTTAAAATCCAGAGGAGATACTGTGTCAGAGCTTCACGGACGAGTTTCTATCTTGGATGACAGTTTACCTGCCACACTTTGTTATGCGCCAAGATGTCGCGCTTCGTCTGCCTGTCCAGTACATCCCAGTCGTGCGCTGTACCGTAGATGGGTTTAACCCAGTCGCAAGCCGTGTCCACTACCTCAACCCTTACGGGTCCAGTTGTCCCGCAACTCGTGATCAACATCGTCGCCAGGCATATGGTTAACAGTCTGCTGTACATTGCTGCCCTCTTTTGTTGCCTCTACCCGGCGTTCGGCTGCTGTGACCATTGCAGCTGTGTTATCTTCGTTGCGCTGCTGGTCAGCTTTTGCTTCCGCTTTGCTGGTGCCGCGAATATGGCCCATGCCAAAAGCTCCAGCTATAGCTGAAATCACCAACGCGACCAGCCCGATTATTGTCTCGATACCCACATTCACCTCACACCAGAACTGATTTCGCCAGATTAAACAGCGCGCGGCGTTTATCCAGCCCGTTGCGGCCGCCATTGATTAGCAGTGTCACGCGCTCCACGTCCCCGGAATGAAGCAGGCAACCGCGAGACGAATAGAACCATGCAGCTGAGCGCGCGGCGTATTCATCCTGTTCAAGCAGCTCCGGGTGGGTAACAAGGTCCAGTTTCAACGCCTGGCCACAACTGCGGTAGTTGCTCAGGCCGGTAACCTGTTTCAGACCACGACCACGATATTTCCAGCCATCACCGGCAACCTGATTGCCCAGGTGATCTTTTCCCCACTCACCACCGTATACCAGATTGGCGATCGCTTTCTGGTTTGCCGGTTGCGTTGCCGTTCTGCCAAGTGCAGCGGCCTGCTGTGAAGTGATGCGGTGGCTGCCGAACGTAGGGACCAGGTTTTCAGCCGCATAATTAAGATTTTCTACCAGCCGGGTAAATCTGGTGCTTTCATGCCCCATCTGGGCAATAAACATGGCCTGATCTAGCGGTGCGGTGATGCCGTATTCCCTCATAGCAGCGTCGATATGCGGAAACCAGCGCGCAGCTAACCCGGCGCTTATACCTGCCGCCTTTTGAAATTGTGTTTGATTCACGTTGTGCTCTCTCCAGTAATACGAGCGATATTGCCGCCCGCACGCCAGACAGCAACGCAGACAACAACATTGATGAGGATTTCACCGTAATCGACCTGAACGTAGTCACCATGCCAGATTCGAAAGGCTGTATAGGCTGGTGCCAGAATGAGGGCGTAAGCGAGGAGCTCCATTAGCCGCCGACGCCGCATACCCCGTTTCCTGAAGAACATCAGACGTATCGGGATCATGATGCAGGCCACTGCGTTAAGGTGAAGCAGCAGCCATGGTAAGTTCTGCATTAGCCACGTCATTCTTCCCCCTTCAGACCGGGTAAGTTTCCGGTCCGTGAACGCTTGAGCACCCTGAGCAGGACAGTCACTGAAACAGTGGATGCCGCCAGTGCGCCAATCGCAGGTGAAACTTTTATGCTGACAGGCGGGCTAAGCTGATTTAGTCCGGCGTTGATAAGGGCGGCGATAATTTCTGAAGCAGTACCGGCACAGTAAACACCACCGATGAAAGAAATCAGCGCAAAAATAATCTGCTTCCAGATTTTATGGTCCTCAGAACTGAGGATGTACAGCGCCGCCCCAGCGAGTGAGCAAACCATTACCGCAGGTGTGGCTTCAGGAAACAGCGTGGCGAAAGTAATTCCGGTAGTACCGGCGGCCACGCCTGCCGTTACCGTTGCAGATATTGGTTCTGCGGACATTTAGCCCCCTCTTCTTGCTGTGGATCCTCTCAGAAAAATTGAGGGGAAAGAAAAAAGGCCACCGGATGGCAGCCTTCTGAAAGATATTTGGATTGGTAAATCAGGTGAGATCGACGATATGACAGGGGTACTGGTGCTATACACCTTCGCGAATACCCCTGTCGTATCGCCGGAAAGCGAAAGCCCCGACTCGCGGGGCTTTCGTTATAATCAAATTGTCGCTTAGATTCGCTGCCATCGCGGCGCAGCTCTGCCAAGCATGGAAGAATTATCTAATTTCTTGACGCGTTTTCAACGTTTAATAACACAAATAGCATTTTTTGCTAAAAAGTGTTCTCAGGAAACTTTCTCAAGACCTCTTCGCACCGAAAGAAATACCTTTGCCCGGAATATCTCAAGACACCAACGCACACGTTCTCTGGCCTCTCTATCTGTCAACCATGGAGCTAAGCGCTGGAGTTCTCTGGAGATATCTGAGATTTTTTTGCGGGTGGTGTAATACTGGCACCCGACCACGTAAACCGGATCTGTCAACTCGAATGCCTGAAGAACCGCTTCCTCGACAAATTCTACGTCGTCATTGCTCATAGCCTCATCGATCACGCTGACTTGTGGTTCGGGCCAAAGAATTGAACGCGCACGCCTCATGGCCTGTTCTCCACGAAAGCCCTCTTCCCTCGCCTGATTCAGCGCAGTAGTGAAGCGCTCGATCGCTTTGTCAGACCAATTTTTCCCACGGATTACATTCCAGCATGAATGTCCGGTTGGTCTTCGGGGTGCAACATCACCTCTAACACCTTCACCCCAAACGCAAAGGAGTGATTTGATCCAGCCAGCCTGGATACCAGTAAGTAATACGGATTTCCCCAGATAGCGCTTATGCGTGGCATTCGCCACTGCGTTAAGAGCGTTAAAATGCTTGCGTCGTTGCTGCGGTGTCATTCTCAACTCCATACACTTACTTATTTATTATTACGCCGATTGCCAGCGCCCAATCCAGAAAACGGAACAGCAGCTCCAGCTGCGTGCCGTGCTTCTTCTCGAACGCCGCTACATCGGCATGAAGCTCGTCGTGACACTCTCTGCACAGAGGGAACACGAAGAGGTCGTGGGCCTTGGTGGCGGTGCCACCCATTCCATTCCCGATTATGTGGTGGGGATCGTCGGCAGGCCTTCTGCATCCAGAGCAAGGCTGAGCTTTAACCCATCGGGTGTAATCCTCGCAGGTCCAGCGCCGACGCTTTGGCCGGAGCATAAAAGATTCCGGTGACTCTGGATCCGCCCCCAGCGCTAATACCTTAGGCTGTTGTCCCTGAGCCTCCTGCTGGTTTGTTTCCGGCCTGCATCTTTTCAATGCCCCTGCTGCTTTTATCTTCCCTTGCAGGACAACGGTTGGCCTGTTGTCTACTGCCATAATGCTGCTTTCTTTGTAGACGGTAGGGAATGGCTCATACGGTAACTTAAGTGCTCTGGCGGCAAGACCTTCCGGTATTGCGTCTGCCGCACCGGCATACACGGCCCACCAGCACAGTTCTGCGATGGAAAGCTCACGATCTTTACCAGCGTGGAGCGACATCAATATCGAATCCACAACCCACTCGACAACGTTCTTACGTGCCAGGGCCGAAAGCCGCTCCGTTGACTGATCACGCAACTCATTATCACAATGCCAGCACAGCAGCATTGCGCCAGGCTGATATGGCATTGTGACCAGTTCTGCATGATGGTAATCGGAGTGTGCCCACTGACAATGCTGATACCTGCGGCGTAACCATGCCTCCAGAGCAGGCATTCCACCGGCAGCTTTGATCACTCGCGTATCAGTGAAAAAAGACTCGAGGGATTTATCTTCTGCAAGTGGCTGTCGGGCATCAGGCACCCTGCCAGAAGGCAGGTGTGACATTGATTTTGGTTCTGGCTCGACAAGAATGCGTCCCTGGTGAAAGAGGCTCATCAGTTCACTACCAGGCTTCAGTAAGACGACGCCCAAGCCGCGGGCGATGTCCGGCTTAAGCAACGCTCTCACGCTACCTCCCGCTGCTGTGAGCATATTTCAGGAAGATTTGCGCGCACGAGCGCCTCTGCAAAAGGCGGTGGAACTGCATTACCGCAGCGTGCAACCTGCTTGTCTTTTGCATAGCGTTTTCCACGGTAGTCCTGATCAATGATGTACCCCTCTGGGAATCCCTGCGCCTTATAAAGCTCATGCGGTTGCAGCATACGCATTCCGATATCGACGATCTGATACTTAACGCCCTCGATCGTCACCAGCCATTCATCCTCGCTTTCACCACAATAGGTTTCGAGGAATGTCCGGACCTCGCCAACGTGCTGGCCGCCAGCGGTAATAGTCGGCATAGGTGTATCCATCGTCTGACCGTCGCGGCAGGTTCCGCGTAACTTCACCAGGTGGGACGCTACTACCGCATGATGATCAACCGTAGTGACCGAATGCGCCGGTTCATCCAAACTGACGCCCGGGCCCGTATAATTCCCACCATAGTGTTTCGCCAGGAAAGCGCCCACTGTCGCAAACTTATTGCCACCAGCGGTGACAGTACCGAGCGGGTTATTCAGTTGCAGAACGCGAGGTTCTTGCCCTGGGCGCTCCCCATAGCCCATCTGTATCAATGTTGGCGTAACCAGCTGCGATTTGCCACCACCACCAGCAGTGATCGTTGCGCTCGGCTCGTCAGCCCGATGACCGATGCTGGCGCCAAACTGGCGGGCAATCACCGGCGCGACCACGCACGCACGTGACTGCTTAAGAATGGTATGAGCGGGTTTATCCAGCGGACGCGGCTTTGCCTGATACTCACTACCGCCGTTGCCAGCCAGAAAAGGAGTCAGTGCGGCCTCAACAACGCCGAGTGCATGCCCATTCCCGCCCGGGCGCGCCGATGTGCCAGCAGTAACAGTTGGTACCGGCTCGTTTACTGCCTGCCCGGTGGCGCCGGTGCGGAACTTAGTCAGATGCGGTACCGCCAGCGCATAGCCATGGGTTTTCGTGATGGTCTGTAAAGGAGCCTCCAGATCCTGCCCTCGGAAACAGTCATACTTGCCGCGTGATGTGGTGTGGTTGCACTTTACAATAAACGGCGAAGCGCTCACGATCACGAAACGCTGGATTCCCCGCGCGATCCTCTTCAGCGTATTTTCCGCCAGCGGCTTTTTGCGGTCGAAGATGGATAAAGCCGGGATATTCCAGTCAATGCACTCCGCAGCGGTACGCCATGGCGCCAGCTTGCCGCTCTGGACCTCCAGTGATTTCGGATCACCATGGGTCGCTTCAGGCCACTGAATCTGGCGGCCGTCACAGCGCATGACCATGAAGAAACGCTTTCTGATCGTCGGCGCGCCGAAATCGCACGCGCGTAGCTCGCGATAATCAACCTCATAACCAAGCCCGGTGATCAGCTGTTGCGCCTGCTGGCCGTGCGGCTCAATAGCAAGGAATTCACAAACCTCTGTCAGTGCAGGGTGATTCGCCGAGATCCCCGTCGACAGCATGCCGACAAATGCCGCGAATGTCTCACCTGCACGCGCTGGATCCGGGCGTAATTCCTCATCCAGCAGCGGGCCCCATGTCTTAAATTCTTCGACGTTCTCCAGCATCATGACGCGGGGACGTACCGCCAGCGCCCAGCGCAGGACAATCCACGCCAGACCGCGAATCTCTTTCTTAACTGGCTTAGAGCCCTTCGCTTTGGAAAAGTGGCGGCAGTCAGGGCTAAACCATGCCAGGCCGACAGGTTTACCGCTGGTGGCTGCGATTGGATCAACGTCAAACACCGACTCGCAATAATGCAGCGTGTCCGGGTGATTCGTCTTATGCATCGCAATAGCGTTTTCGTCGTGGTTGATAGCGATATCCACGCTACGCCCGATCGCCAGCTCAATTCCTGTACTCGCCCCGCCTCCACCAGCAAAGTTATCAACGATAATTTCACGCATTGACGGCCCCCTGCATGCTATTGACCAGGCCGCCAGCTACAGTGATGATTTCGCTGGTGGACATGCGCTCAAGCCAGAGCTGATTGATGTTTGCTTTAAGCTTGTTCTGCTGTGAAACAGGTAGAGCATCAGCCCCCTCAATCTGGTTAAACACCAGTCCAACCTCAAGAGGCCAAACGCGCGATTCGTTTAATTCCTTCTCCTTTGTTTCCTGCGTTTCACGTATATGGGCGCGGATCCCTCGAATATTCGACCATTTGGCTTTATCCAGGCTTTCCATGATTGCAATGAATTCACTGTGGTTGATGCCGTATTCTTTTGCAGATTCAACGGCAACCGTGCGAAGCCGCTCTGACATGTCTTGTTTCACGTCATCGCTATCAAAGGGCAATGTTTCCAGCCAGGCATTAACACCCACCAGAACGCTCTCGCTGATCAGCTTCTTCGCTCTGTCGATCGTCAGCGGTGAAACGTTGGTAAACTCAGGGTTTTCCAGTGAGTCAGCCGCCCAGGTATGTCCAAACTTTGACTCGCTGAAGGTGTACTCCTGTTTCTCGCCGAACGCCGCCACAACACAGGCCCACGCCTCTGCACCACTGATTTCCAGAATGGCTTTTTGGGTTAATGGCAGCTCAACCTCTGGTTTCTCCGGTTCTGCCTCGGCTTTCAGCTCTGGTGCAGCAGCATATTGCGTTCTTTCCACAGCAAATTGCGCCAGGGAGATCGAAGCACGACCTTTGGCCTCCAGGTCAGTTCGGTTGATGTAACTGAAACGCTCCCCTCGCCAGGTCTTGTCGAAGACCACGATAGCGCCAGCAAAAAATGCGCTGGTGGGCTGCTGCTTTTCGTCTTTCGGCACGAACCATTGAGGAAGATCGAAACCAATTCGGCCACGGATAAATGTGACGTGATCTGCCTCTTCAGGCCACCACGTCTCACTCGTCGCAGACTTAATGAGAAAAACGTACCGACCGCCCTTTTCTCGCATTTCCATGGCATGGTTAATGATGTGGGTCATCCCGGTGATCGCCTGCTTTTCGTGGTACTGAGAGCGGCTGTATGGCGGGTTAGCAAACGCGGCGCCACCGAGTTCAGCCAGACGCTCAGACCAATCCTGCATCAGCGCGTTATCTTCGGCGGTATACCAGGCAGGGCATTTTGCATTACTGTCGTCTGCGAACAGATCCAGAACCAACGGGCCAAATATCGAATTGATGCCCCAAAATAGTAGATCTGGTGTACGCCACTGATCACCAACCTCTTTCAATTCGTGCTCTGGTTTTGAACGGAGTTCAGCCAGTGCACGGCAGTATTTATTTTCCATCATCCTCTGAACCCCTCTGGAATCTTGTTATCAACCGGACCGAACTTCATCGGGTCATGTTTCTTTTCGCCCCAGCTGTCACGCGGTGGCCTCCCCTTCTTGTCCCAGCGGATCCCGCTTTGCAGATAACCTTCAAATTTTTTCGGGCCGAACAACGTTTCAGGGCGCATGTACTGGTACTGCACGTCATTGCCGTTCCAGTGCTCATGCTTAAGGTCAATCACCAGCTGTAAGTCGCTAACGGTGTAACCTTCACGCAAACGAGCACGGATGTTTTCCAGAGAGGTTTTTGATTTTTGATATCGTGAGCCGCTAACCAGGTTCAGATGATTCAGGACCAGAATGGCGTTATCGGTGATCACTACCTCAGGGTCGGGTTGCGACGCAACCGGACAAGAAGGTTTTTTATCTGATGGATCTGTAGTTGATTTTACTGACGGATCCCCGCCAGTTTCTGACGGGTCAAAACCGTTGTTTTTATCGGATTTTGATGCCTCAAATTTTGAGGGGGCAGAATTTGACGCGTCAGAATTTGAGGTGTCAGATTCTGACAGGTGAGAAAGAGCAGCAGCCTGAAGTTTCACGACATTCAGTTGATAGACGTTCGAGGCATTGCGGTTGCCCTGGCGACGCTGTTTGCGTGTTAGCCAACCTTCCTTCTCAAGCTTCGCTATCGCAGTCCTGACAGTACTTTCCCCAGCGCCAATCTGGCGGGCAATTGTCGCTATAGACGGCCAGCACACCCCCTCATCGCTGCTGAAATCAGCCAGGCGCGCCATAATGACCACGCTGGACAGCTTCATTCCTACGGCAGCACAACCATCCCAGACGTAGGAGGATAATTTCACACTCACTTGTCGATCCTCCTGAATCGTGCACGGAAAATAAGTAACGGCGCCGCGCACTCCCACTCGTACCCTGGGCGCTTATAGACAACCTTCTGACTGTCTGGCTCGTATCTGATAACGTTGACGACGATGCCATGGTTATCGCGGTAAAGCCGATCAAGAATCTGATGATTGTTGCTCACATCACCCTCCCATCAGCTCTGAGGCGTAACGCTGGGCAATCCACTCAACGCCACGAGGTGTCACACGTGTCTGGGTGTAGGCATGGCCGAAGTCAGAAGTGCCCGTTTTGACAGTGAATAGGCCTTCGCGCTGACGCAGTGCATGCGGCAGGAGATTGCCGGACTGACGAAACAGCACCTTGTCTCGCAGGAGAGCGTCGATCATTGCCTTTTCCGGCATATTGAGGATTTTCGCCGTTTCGCGGAGACTTTTTGCACCACCGGCTTCAACGTAATGTTCGACGAATGCAACTTTCGGCGCGTCCTGCTGCACTTTATTCACCAGCGCGGCATTCTGCTCTGCCATATCAGCTGCCAGGCGTAACGCTTCAGGCAAGGTCTGAGGAACTGACGGTGCCTCACCCTCAAGCTCACGCAGGCGACGGATGATCTTCATACGCAAAGGAGCGCTATAACCTGCAACGAGGCATTCGGTATGCTCGCGGTCTAAGCGATACTCGCGGTAAGTTTGTCCATTTTGGGGGTGTACGAAGTTTTGCGCATACCCTCTTACATCCTCTCCCAGTTGTTCAAACATTCGTTCAATGTCGCGAATCACATCTGAGTGACGCTTTTCTGTCAGCCTGGCGATCTCACGGCTTCCCATGGTCATAGGGCTGGAACTAAAAACTGGTAGTGACGCCGGCGCGCCTGTTTGGTTCATTTGCCGTACCATGCCGCAGCCCTCCGGTTGAATACCCCCACAATGAGAGCCGCGCGACTGTGGTTACATGGAACCCAGCGCCCTGCTACCATTCGCTCATACCTGAACGACGGTGCTTCCGGGAGCGGAATTGACCGAAGTTGCGGTAAATGAGGAATTGCGGTTAAATTGCTCATGCGGATTTCTCCATACACAATGATTTATCTGCCACGACGCCCGGAGCTGCACACTCGCGGGCGTCACTCTTTTCTGGTGTACAAAACACACGGAAAAGTAGCGTCAAATGTTCCTGCCACTTCGTCATAACCTGGTAGCTGTTCTCCTCTATCTGTGCCCGTTCAGATGCATCGATAATTCCGTCTGCCGTAGCTTTACGGATGTAATGTGAGTGCTTGCCGATCCACTCAATGGATTCCATTAAGCGCTGGTGAATATCACCGTTATCGATCTCTTCCACTTCTGCCAGCGGCACGAACACCCCGTGCGAATGCCGTGCTACCGCGTCAGCGATATGGTTTGACCCACCAGCACTCTGCAACACCATCGCCCAGCCAAGCGGGAATATCTGATCACCTTCAGCACGCAGGCGGTTAAACAGCGCGTTCTCTGTCACTCCCAACCATTCAGCTGCTTCGGAATACCCGCCGGGAAGTTCGGTGATCGTCTTTTTAATTGCGGCCACCAGCCAGGCAGGCTGCTTATCTACTTTCCATTCAGGCTCTTTACCCACGGTTAACCCCTTACTTCTGTGGTTACTTTGTCACTTCATTGGAATTAGGCTTTTCGTAAAGGTCTGGATGGAAAATCAGCCCTCCTTCAGTACGGTAAGCAGCTTCAGCTGCTCGGCCCTTAGGAATGAGGCGGCCAGGCCTATTGCGCCATTGGTAAACTGCCTCGCTTGTAATGCAAAAAAACTCGGCAACTTTTTCAATGCTGCCGAAGTACTTTTCAATTTCGTCGGTTGTCATGGCGCCCCCTTTTACTAAGTTTGGTTAGATATTAATTACCAATCCAACTTTGGTCAATAAAAACTAAGATTACTTAGTCTTTTAAAACATTGGTGCTTTCATGGAAACGGTTGGACAGCGCATTAAAGCCCTACGCAGAATTACAAAAACCTCACAAAAAGAACTGGGTAAGTTCTGCGGGGTGAGTGACGTTGCAGTTGGGTATTGGGAGAAAGATGTTAATGTTCCCGGTGGGGAATCGCTGATAAGATTGGCTAAATTCTTCAATACATCAATAGATTACATACTCTACGGAACAGAATTCGAAGGAACCCTCATTACAAAAATGCGGCGCGTTCCTGTAATTTCGTGGGTTCAAGCCGGACAATTTACTGAGTGTAAAGCAGCAGATCTTTTAAGCGATGTGGATAAATGGGTAGAAACATCACTTCGTATCGGAGATAACTCGTTTGCTTTAGAGGTTAAAGGGGATTCAATGACTAACCCTAACGGCCTTCCCACAATACCTGAGGGTGCAACCGTCATTGTAGATCCAGATGCTGAGCCACTTCATGGGAAGATAGTGGTCGCGAGAGTAGATGGCACAAACGAAGCGACGGTAAAAAAGCTAGTTATAGATGGCTCTCAGAAGTTTTTAGTCCCTTTAAACCCACGTTATCCTAACATTCCGATCAACGGAAACTGCCTTATCATTGGCGTCGTTAAAGGCGTTCAGTACGAACTCTAATCCATAAACTCCTCCCGCCCCCAAACATCAGGCTAAGTTTAGTTTGATGTTTCCACTTGACCATAAAACTAAGTTAAGTTAGATTTTGATTACCAACAGCGAACAGGCAGGACGCCCACGAAGTAGCCGCCCGGGGCATTTGAAGGCCGGGATGATTCGCCAGTGTGAAGTGGAGAAAGCCAATGGATGAGAAGTTAGAAGCGCTTTTAGAAAAAATTGCTCGTCTGGAGCTGGCAGCCAAACGAGGGTTGCAGTTCAACGAAGAGATTAAGCCTCATTTAACACAAGGCCACATTGTCTCAGTCGAATACTGCAACACAACGTTAAAGCACTGCGCTCTGTTCCGGGAATGGATCAACGAGTGCTTCGGATCATCAGAATAGATGCCTGCTCGGACATTCCGTGTCCCTGTACGTAGACTTTTTGGTGCTCTGCTTGGGTCAAGTTATAAAGGGTTTCATCGCCTTCAGAATGAATATTTCCTTCGATGATGTCACCTTTTACAACTTCATACCCGCCGGAAAGCTCAGCAACCGTGAATTCTCCGAACTGGTCACGGATAACGATGTAACCAATGCGGTGCTCATTATGTACGACGACTCCGCGCATGAAATTTTCCTTCTGGCTGTGTGAGAGCGACCAGAGTACCACCGAGCCTGAAGTGGTGAAAAGACAGGCGCACAACATGAAAGCGCACTCCATCAACTATCGGTTGTGGATGACAGGTAAGCAAACAGGCGGAGTGCGCTTCCAGTTGTGGTAATGCGGCTCTGCGCACGTGACGAGGCCGACAAGTTTTTATTTCAACATTTGAAATGAATACGTTTCTTGAGGTGTAGCGTCGCCGGTTCTGGCCGGTCCGGCAGGTGGAGGCACCACCGCCACAATATGTGAATTGCTGTGTGTAGTCTTGGCGGTACCAGTACCAACCTTAGAAGTCCCTGGTACCGCCCTTTTTACACAACAGACAAGGGCATCGCCGGGCGACGGGCTCATTCCCCAATCCACCCGGGCGCTATGGAAATGGACCTCCTACCCATAGCCGAAGCGCAGGTGCCCTTTTCTGTTGTGTATGGAGAAGTTCCACTGGCGGTGGCAGCCGCCTCACAGAGGGTAAAACCATGAGTAATGACCGCATGACCGTAGTGCCCGATTTCCTGGGCGAACTGGATGCCGGCGTGTTCATGAACAAGATCTCGGCAGCTTTAAACACTACCGCGCTTGGCGTTCTGAACAACGGTACCAAAGGCAAAGTAGTTCTCACCTTTGATATTGAGCGTATGGGTAATTCCGTCGAAGAGAAGCGCGTCAAGATCAAGCACAAGCTGAACTACGTCACCCCAACCCCGCGCGGTAAAGCCTCCGAAGAAGACACCACCGAAACACCAATGTGGGTTAACAAAGGCGGCAAGCTGACCATCCTCCAGGAAGATCAGGGACAGTTGTTCGGCATCAACGGCGGCGTTGACGGAAAGCTTAAAGCGGCTCAGTGAACCGCCTCAACCAATTCACTGCAACCACTTCGATCATTAGCAAATAAGGAATTTTATGTCTCAGCAATTAGACAGCAGCGCCATCAAACAGGTTAAAGACCTGGTTCTCTCCGGCTATCATCTGAATGATATCCATGGTCTGGCTTGCCCGACTGCATTGCTTCCGGACGGGACAAACGTCGAAAGCCTTGAGCGCTTCTCTTTGGAGCGCTTCCGCTTCCGTGGCGCCATGGGCACAACCAGCATTGAAGACTTTGTCCGTTACTCAAAGGGATACGCCAGCTCAACCGAGAAAGCTCGCTGCTTTATTGATGCTGACAAGATGACCGCCCGTTCCATCTTCAATATCGGCACGCTGGATAATCCTGGTCATGCTGACAACATTGCTTCAATCAGCCTGAAACAAACAGCTCCATTCCGCGCACTGCTACAGATCAACGGTCAACGACTGAAACAGAAGCAGATCGCTGAATGGCTGGAAGACTGGAGCGATTACCTTTTGGCATTCGATGCGGAAGGCGGGACCATGCAAATTTCCCAGGCTGCTCAGGCGGTCCGCCGTATCACTATCCAGCAGGCAACGCAGCAGGATCACGAAGACGGTGATTTCAGCGGTAAAAAATCCCTCATGCAGAGCGTTGAAGCCAATAGCAAAGACGTTATGCCAGTGGCGTTTGAATTTAAATGCGTACCGTATGAAGGTCTTGGCGAACGCCGTTTCAGCCTGCGTAACAGCTTACTGACAAATGATGAACCATGTTTTGTTCTGCGCATTGTCCAGCTTGAAGCGCAGGAAGAAGCTATTGCCAATGAGTTCCGTGATCTGCTGATCGAGAAATTCGACGGCGACACAGTTGAAACCTTCATCGGTAACTTTAAAGCGTAATTGCTCAGCCTTAATAACCCCGGCTACGGGGTTATTAGTGAAGCGTAATTCCTTTAAATATCGCCATCCGGCGAGGGATTCGTACAACTAAAAATCGCCGCAGGTGCAGCTGCAAAAAAATGGAGAAGATTCGATTATGAGTTATATACAAACGCTTTCCGGCAAAAAGTTTAATTTCATTAACCCAACTGCCGCCGACGTTGATATTGAAGATATCGCAAACGCTCTGTCCAACATTTGTCGCTTTGCTGGCCATCTTCCAGAGTTCTACAGCGTTGCCCAGCATTCTGTCTTAGCGAGCCAAATTGTACCGCCAGAGTTTGCATTTGAAGCCCTGATGCATGATGCGGCTGAAGCGTATTGCCAGGATGTACCGGCACCGCTTAAAGCCCTGCTTCCTGATTATCGCCGTATTGAAGCCCGCGTTGATGGTCTGATTCGTACTGTCTTTGGATTACCGGCAGAAATGTCGTCTGTTGTGAAGTATGCAGACCTCACAATGTTAGCGACCGAACGCCGCGATCTGGAGATTGACGACGGCACCGAATGGCCGTGCCTCAAAGGAATCCCCACCAGCGATATTATCCAGGTCATTCCTCTTCGCCCAGGCCAGGCTTACGGGCTTTTCATGACTCGGTTCAACGAGTTGATGGAGGTCCGTAAATGCAACGCATGAAAATTAAAGAACTGGTTGCAGCGGCATACGCCAGCTTATCCGAACTGCCACCTGAAAAAGCCCAGCTTATTTGTGAGCTGGCAACGCGTCTAGACGTGACATTTGCAGCTTTAACTGAGTCGCTGGATCAGCGTATGAGCCTCGACGCAGAAATTAACCAACTTCGCAAAGGCGGTGCAGCAGGAGGTGAAAGATGAATAAGGTCGAATTGCTTAAGAAGATATCGGCACTCGCTACTGAATGCCACACGCTAGCCTGTGAGCTTGATATTGGCGACGAGCGAACCGAAATGTTCGCCATCTACGGTGTGCTACACAATCTCGGTCGAACCGGCTACGCCAGACAGGTAAGTAAAAGGATAAATCCCCTTTTGGCCTCATCTGACCACGTTGAGGATGATGATTGATGACTAAGACAATCATCGTAACCGCAGAAATAGATGTTCCGGATCAGGCAACAGATAAAGATATTTCAGATTGGGTAGACGTTGAGTACGGCCAGTGTGGTAGCCAGAAATTAGATAACCCGTGTCGTGGCGATGTGACGGAAGTAATAAACCATTCCTGGAAATTTGAGAGCTAAATATGAACCATTTAATGATCGATTTAGAAACAATGGGTAAGAAGCCCACAGCCCCCATTGTCGCGATCGGCGCGGTATTCTTTGATCCGCAAAGCGGATATATGGGCGCAGAGTTCTATGCTGCTGTGGATCTCACCAGCGCTATGGAGCAAGGGGCTGCTCCTGATGGTGACACCATTCTGTGGTGGCTAAAGCAATCGTCAGAGGCTCGCGCCGCGATTTGTACCGACGATACCAGGCACATCACTAAAGCTCTCTCCGAACTGAGCGCGTTCGTCAGCCGCAACTCTGACAACCCACGTCATCTGAAAGTCTGGGGCAATGGTGCCAATTTCGACAACGTGATTTTACGTTCTGCGTATGAGCGCGCCGGCCACATCTGCCCATGGCAATTCTGGAACGATAGCGATGTGCGCACCATGGTACTGCTTGGCAAAGAACTTGGTTTCGACCCAAAGCGCAATATGTCATTTGATGGTGTAGCCCACAACGCACTAGCCGATGCCCGCCACCAGGCGAAATATGTGTCAGCAATTTGGCAGCGCCTGCTGCCCACCTGACAGAAGAATAAACCTAAACGCCCGGGTGCAGCCGGGCTATGGAGAATCCATGAATACTCTTTTTTTTCTTATGGCTGAGTTCAACACCCCAAATATTGAACTTTCAGTGGTATGCCAGAAGTATTTCGGCATGAGTCCGGCAACAGCAGAGGCAAAAGCTAATGCCTGCCTGTTGCCTATCCCAACCTATCGTGTGGGAACCTCTCAGAAAGCAAAGCGCTGTATTAATATTCAGGATCTTGCAGAGTATATCGACAAGAGAAGGGAAGAGGGACGAGTTGAGTGGGAGAGAGTTAGAACAGCTAAACCGAAAAATAGTTAA